CGGCTTTTTCCACCGCGAACTGTTGGAGTTCGGTCTACATCGGGAAACTCAAATACTGCGCCTTCCCAATGGTCATTGATGACAGTAGTAGTTACTGACCCATCGTCATTAACAATTTTCTGAGTCCCCTTAAGGGTTTCACCCAGATCAAATGGGGGATCTACATGAATCATAATTATGATTCCTTTCCTAAAAAGGGATTATACAGACATTAGCTTGAAGAAGTTCCGTGGGGAAGCAAACTTCAAGTTAGATAATGTCGAAACAACAGCATTAAAGCTCTGGCTATGGATATCATACTCAGGGCCTTCAGAACGAAGGAGAGAATCATCCATGGACTTAAGCTCCATGCACTCATAGTTTAGTCCGTAACCTACTCCAGAAGGAACAGCTACTTCCCAAGAAACTTCGATACCGTCAAAGTTGACAGTATTTTTGAATCCAAGGGCACGCAATGTGTGCTCACTTGTAATCTGAATACGTTCTTTCTCATCAATTAAGTTAAGAAGATCCATATACAGGTCACGAGCCAACATGACATTGGTAATCTGACCTTTCTGGCTAGTGTTACGCTGAGCATGAATAATGGCGAATCGCATAGCTTCATCACCCTGAGCAGCCCAAGTATCAGCACTACCAGAAAATTTCGTCGATGTATAATCGACAATCAGTGGACTCCAGAAATCATACTCTGGGTCAGCAACGCCATTTGGCCAAGCTGTACCAGATTCCTGCTCACCGCCATAAGTACCATTGGCAGTGTTGATTCCAGCATAAGAAGCAACTGGAACAGCAACAATGTCATCGGCACTTTTAGTTTGAACTGCGCCACCGCCACTATATGTGAAAGTTTGAGTTGGGCCAGCTCCTGATGAATCAGAGAACATAGATTCAAGACCATGCCAACCCTGCTTATTTGCAGTTACTTCACCGTTAACATAATATTCTCCACCAAGCGACTGCTCGATAGAAGTTTCAAGACGCTGAACGAAATTATCAAATACTTTGATGATTCCTTCTTCGCCACGGTTACTGCGGAATTCGCGGTAGTACATAGAGTCAGTAGCTTGATAGCCACGATACTCTAGGTTTGCTGATTTCCACAAGTTTTTACGTGAGAAGTTACGAGCTGTTTCACCAGTATTACCTTCTACTTTATGTAGACGGTACTGTACTGGCCAGTCGAAACCTTCACCGGAATTGTTGTAGTTTACTCGACCAGCAGCTTCCAACAGAGCACCTAGCTGGTAGTTGCGGAGCATATTCTCCTCAACGTCGCGGATGTGCTTTGCAAGTGTAGTTGCAGCGGTACGAGCAAAAGCTACGGGATTAAAACCTTGATAGGCCATGATCCAAACCTTTCTCTAAACAAATTAAAATAAACCATCCGACAACGCTTGTTGTCGCAACTTATCACCAGCGGTCAGGAGCTGGTTCTGTGAATAGGGACTTGGGTTTTCTGGAGGAGCTTGGCTTCCTTCCCGATTAGGGATGTAACCGGCTCCACGTTGGAGGTGCCGCATATTACGAGCCTGGGATGCTCGTGCTGCCTGCAACTCATGGGTCTGAGTCTGTAACCGTTGTTGTGCCATATTGCCTGCTAGCAATTGGGAAGCAAGTTGCCACAACTGGTTAGGGTCATTAATTCCTTGTTGACGCAAACCGTTAATATTCTGAATAACCTGATTGCCTTCATTAGTAAGAACAAGCTGTCCTGTCTGATCTCTCAGGAAGTTACCACCTTGATCTTTCTGGTATACCCAGTCAGCATTTCGATTATTAATATCTGCGGCTTGATGTTGTAGAGTTTGTTGTTGAGCCTCTTCTTGATAATGGTTCATCAACGCTCCGTAACGGTCAACAAACAACTTATCGAACTCTTGCTCGATAATCTTAGGAAGAACTTCTTGAGGCTTTTGCATTATTTGACTTTGCCAATCTTGATGGTAGTCAACAAAACGCTCTGCGTTATCAACAAGTTCCCTAGGGGCATTGGGTTTCCACTGCCAGCTCCACTGTCCAGTGGCAGGGTTTTGGGCTTGGTACCTCCAGCGCTTTACCTCTTCCTGGTCTAATTGCGGTGGAGCCCACCATTGTTCTGGTGCTCGTTCTTCTGGTGGTTGCTCTCCACCATATGTTTCATAAGCCCATTCTCGGAACTTAGGATCATTTGACATCTGCTGAAACACTTCGCCAGCTTCGGCCATTTGCCGCATTTGCTGCTGCTGCTGTTGCATTTGGTGCATCTGCTGCTGCTGCGCCTGCTGTTGCTGCACTCTTTGCTGTGCTTCTTCTTGTTGCTTATGATAATAATCCTGCCATTGCTGGTTATAGTCATAAGCTGTCTGATATGAACTAAGGAGGCTTTCTTGAGCGTGCTCAAGGTTTTCGGCTTCAAAGCCAAGCTCACTGAGTTTTTCTACAAAAGGATTGCCCGATTCTTCTAATGTACTATTTAATACAGAAGATAAGTCTAAGCCTTCATCACCACCATAATCCTCTTCGTAATTAGGGGATGGTTCGCTGTAGTCAGATACTGTAGATTGTTCAGAAGACTCCTGTTGAATAGGTTCTTGCTCTACTGGCTGCTCTTCAACCATAGTCCCCTCAACAGCGTCTCCCTGGCTAAATTCATCGTCCATTAGTTTCTCCTGGTCTTGGGTAGTTATTACTATATTAATTGTAATGGTGAGTTAAGTGCAACAGCTTTCAGGAACTTTTAGCCCCAACCGTTCCTTAAAACTCGCAAAGAGTTCCCTCCTAAGAACGCTTTGATGTTTTTGTCCGAGTATTTAGGTACTCCGATAGACTTCATTTCGCTTGCAAGTCTAGTAGTAATTCTTTGAATTTCACTCATATCTTCAACATCATCTGGAGGATCTGTGAAACCATCAAAGTCTGTGCCTAAAGCAGTTGCCTCCATCCCACCGACCCTTGCGATATGCTCAATGGTTTTAGATACATGATCTAGCCCCAGAGCTGTGTGGTGAGGAACCAACCAATAGTTCATCAAAATGGTAGAGATTACACCACCGTTATCTGCTATCCATTCGATTTCCCAGTCTTCCAGGTTATACATATCATTCTTCAATGCGTACGCACCAGTGTGAGAAGCAATAACTTGGCTTTCAGATCTATTGGCTTCTGCTAAGGCATACACCTGAGATCTGGCCATAGGGGTAGAATGAGCAAGATCTACGATGATTCCTAGATCAAAGCATCGCTCAACGACCTCCATGCCTATTCTCGTAAGCCCTTGCGTTGTGTCCCATCGACCCAACATACTTTTCCATTTTGCAAATTTTGCAGTGTATTCCGGGTATGGAAAAACCGGATTGCTAACAATGTTTGGATAGAAGTGGGCGAGAGTAAGATAAGCAACTCCACGTTGCTTAAAATCAAGAAGGTTAGCCATGACCTCCTCTTTAGCTTCTCTGTATGGAGCATACTTGAAATCGTCTTCTTGTTTACCACAAACCTCTCCTTGAAGAGAATGCCCTCCTTCTACAGCATGGACGATTGCCAATGCCTTGTCTCTGAGGGCTTGTTGGACATCATTGTAGCACCTACATACGGCTACTCGACGATACCAATCTTGAGTTTTATTTTCAAGGTTGTGCTTAGCAGCCTGCTCCTCTACATCTTGGAGAGCAGTAATAGTTGCTTCGTAATACGAATTACTTCCGAAGATGCGCTTCCATGCACGAGGAGCAAGCCACTTGAGCCAACGTATAGGTGGTATATCCCACTGCCATTCGTCTTCTGGGATATATGCCACGGAAAGGGATACGTCTACTCCCCCTTCAATCATCTTAGGAAAGTCGGCCCTGCTCGTCAGGGGGGAGAATCCACGACTAAAAATTCTCCGGCTATGGCTTTTGCAAAGATCCCGATGAAACAGAGCCGACTTAAGCGAAAGGTGTGTATGCCAATCAACTAACGTATATGATTTTAACTTTTCTAAATCTCGCCTCATATGATTGGGCCACCGCCTCCAGAAGACCTATTCAAAGTATCCTGAAGTTGGTGTAGCCAATTATACCAAACATAACTTTTCCACAACAGGACGCACATGTATACGCTTATCATAGAGAAACAAATACTGCCTGTCGTCCAAAATAGAGTTTTAAGTTTATTTTTCTTTTTATTCTTTCTCATCCTGACATCCTTTCAAAGTGTCATTGGTTCAAAAACACCGTACTTTCCATCTACTACTACCCCGCATCCCACTAAAGGTTTCTGGTTAAACTTCTTTCCATAGTTCATAGCTGCTGAATCAACGTCGATTCCACAACCTACAGACATACCAAAGATAATTGAATCATTGTTTGCAAAGTAAGTTACGCTTGCTTGCCCATGAAGATGCCCTTGTACCCAGGACTTAAAATGCTCTTTAGCATTTTTAAGGGCAGCCCCATGGCCACCCTTTCCTCTATCTCCGTGAGCGTACAATACGTTGTCTATTTCATGTACTGCATATCTAGGCTTCCAATCCCATTTAGGAGTGTTCCATATATCTCCATTACTCCTAATGAGCTCAGCCGGAATACCTATTGTAGTTGCTTTGCGCTTTGGCAGGCTATCGTGATTGCCCGTCATTACCACCGCTTTGGGGAACATGCGATAAAGAACAGAAACTTGCTTCTGCGATTCTCGGTATTCCTCTATGGGGCTAGGGTTTGACGGATCCTTTTCGTGGTAATTTATAGCGCCCCAGTCTACGACATCTCCTATATGAACTACGGTATCACAATTCCAGGCTTTGTAAGTATCCATAAGAAAATCTGGATAGTCTTCTCTCATGGCTGGCGCATGGGTATCGCCTATTACTAGAACTCTTGCCATATACTTCATCCTAAAAAACTCAACCTTTTCTATGATTTTATTATAGATATTGTTGAACTTCTAACGCTATCTATGTATCTTGAAATCCTCATCCTTTCAGGTATAGCGGAGCATGGAGGTTCCGCTATCCCCGCAACTCCGCCAGCGCAATACACGACTAAAGAACTGCTGGGAGTGAGCCTTGTTTCGCAAACGGGAGTGTTCCCCAGCCTCACCTCTAATACAATATAGGTGGGAGCCTGAGTTGCATTGTTTTGAACATTTTTCAGAACTTTCGTAGGATTAACTGAGTCGGGGTGCGCACCGATGGTGAAGCGTTATTACATTCTAGATACCGAGTACAAGCTCGGCCCTGTTAAAGGCGATGTCCTTGTCTGGGAGGGTGATCTGTGGAACGACTCCTCTGACATAGACCAAGACTATTTGGTCAGATACGTTCACGACTTTGATGGGTTTTTCTTTATCGTCCCCAGAAGTCATCTGGTAGAATTTGTTTCAGAGCGTGAGTTGGAAGATCACGACCGAAAACACGACGGCCCTATAGGGCAACGCAAGATCTGGAACCTCTACAGGAACAACCGATGAAAGCTGTATGCGAAACCTGTCTGTATTGGCGAGAGCCAATGGAAGATAGCAACTACTCTGAATGTATGCTCACTGCCCCGGAAGCTCACGAAACATTAACTGCTCAGGTAGTGTATGTCGCAGGAAAAGACGAAGAGGGCGATAGGGCATGGTTTCCATTAGAAGATGATGAAGATCAGTTAACAGCAATACTCCATACAAGAAAAGATTATGGGTGTGTACAATATGAACAAAATCCAGAATTGTCCTAACTGCAACAGTAATAACATACGATCGTACAAGGTATCGTTCGGTGGAGAGCCGGTCAAAACGTATACCCAATGTATGGACTGTGCATGGAGTAAAGAAATGCCGAGAAGAAAACCACCAGAGCATTATGATCGAGGACTAGAGCCATGGGATGTTATATCAGCATGGGGACTAGACTTCTGGGAAGGTAATGCTATTAAGTATATTTGTCGCGCCGGTAGGAAAGAAAACAATACAGCTATCGAAGACTACCAAAAAGCAATAACTTACCTGGAAGAATGCGTAAGGAAGGCCAAGGGTAATGAAGAGCTTTAATAAGAAAGAACGCGAGAAGATATGTAAGAACGTGCTTTTAGCCGCACGTATCTTAAAAAAGACATTAGCCGCTACAGAAGATGCCTATCAGCAGTTAAGCTGTAAAGATCTTATGTATATCAGGGAAGCAAGGCGATACTCAGAGAGTGCGCAAGCAGTATTAGAAGAATTGAACCGGAAGCATGGCAGACAATCGAAGACACCTGGCAAATCTTAGGTTTGCTAAAGCAGCACTAGAATCAGCTAAAGAACTTCTCAAGATAGATGAGAACATGGAAAACAGAGAACTCACAGCTATCTGCCACTCTGTAGGCAGAAAAGCTGGAGTCCTAGCTGAGATGCTTTCTGTTGAAGAAGATATTATCCTTGGTTCGGGGGAGGCAGCTGAGGCATCTGAGGCAGGAACGGATTCTTCCAAGGCATTCCAGGAAGTAACTTTGGAGCCTGATGAGCTTCATCATCGTAATATTGAGTTTCTATAGGACGTTCTCCTGGCATAGTTGCTGGTGGAGGATTGTGACCACCAGGAGGAGCTGGAGGTCGATTGGGATCATTAACATCCCATGGATCCCAGTAATGTCTTCCATCTATTTCGTATTGCGGTACCGACCCAGGCCCGTGATCCATATGCCAATTCCAATAGTCCATATTCGCCTGCGTCTCCGTTGGGTAATCCTTATATGGTGGAGTTACACTGGGATTATTCCAATCTCCCTGGTTTGGGAAATCTAACGCTGGGTCAAATGTTGGATTCCACATTCCTCCATTAGGCATGGGAGTATCGTCCAGCGCCTGAATTAAAGGTGGCTTTTGTGGGGTAAACTCACCAAAGTCCTTATGCGGAGCTTGCCAAGGGCCTAATGGCATTGGTGGAAGGTCTTGAGCCCATGCTGGCTTCTCTTCCTTCTTGGGATTTGGTGCAGGGCCCTTATCAAATGAAGGGCCACCAAATGGATTGTTTGGTGGTTTGTTTGGTTCAAATGGCATGTCTAATAATCTCTTTTAGTTCCAGTTGGATATTTTTGCAGTCTCTTTTGCATAGCGCGAGTATCTGCGGTTTCCTTAAGACGAAGAGAATCTTCTCTGTACCTCTGATTCTCTAGATCTTTATCTTCGTGCCTGAATTTACTCCACTGTTTCATCAGGTCTATTTGCGGGACATCAGTT